AACAATAAATATCTTGGTGATGATGACAAAGGTTATGGCAAAGAATGGAATGAAAAATATCAATTAGATTTAATTGGTAGAGATTATTGCAGGGACAGGTCAATAGCTTGTAATGAACAAGAGTTTAGATTTTTAGTAGAATGGAAACGACTTAAAGGGCAATTTGTTATTGCACATCACAAATGGATAAAATCTGTTTTAGACCAGATGAAAGAAATTAAAGTCGGTCTTAAAGGATATAAATATTTAGATGAAGCAATAGAACTTTGTACTGAACTTGGACTTGCAATTACTGACGCAGAAATTGTTAGAACTAATAGTACAGGTTTAACTATCTACAATCCTAAAAATCTAGCTGATAGAATTAAAGGAATGAAGAATAAAAAAGTTAAAACAAAAGAGGAAAAAATAGCAGAAAGATTGTTGTATGAAAAACAACAAAATAAAAGTGTAAATTAACACTTGACGAGGGCTATCCTATAATATAGGATAGTCCCAGAAAGAGAGAAAGAAATATGACTAAAACATTTTACATAACTTATTGGGCTTCTAAACATAAGAAGCACATAACAAGACAAGGCAAACATGACGACAAAAGCAGATATGGAGTTGCTAAAAATGGAACTGCTTATTATGTTTATTATGATCTAGACGCACATGGATATAGAACTGCAAGTGGCAGTTGGAAAGTGAGGCACTAATGTTGAAAGCATTTTACTTTGCATTACATTTTGCAGTAATCTTTTTGGGTTGCATTATTGCAATCCATTTTGATATGACTTTGGGACTAATAATCGCAGGCTTTTTTGCAGTTAAATGGTTTTATATGTTTCCACAAATGGAGGGCAGAAATGACTTATAATTGGTGCCATGGTCCAAACTGCCATACTCAACACACACAATCAAGAGTGCGAGGTAGTAAGGGTAATAAGGTTTTAAGAACTATTAAGATTAAACAAGATAGTAATTATAGAAATTACGAGCGATATAGTATGTTTAATTATTTCTGTAATCAAACTTGTTTAATGGAATATATTAGAACTCACTTACAATCAATCGTTGCAATAGCGCCAAGGCGCGAGGCTCTTGAAACACCAATCAAGGACCCTAAAAAAGAAACATACAACAATGGTTATTATAATACTAATTCTTGGACCATTAAAGAAAAAGTGGGTTGACAATAATACTAATCCATGAGAATATAGGATATGACAAAACAAACAATAGTAGAAGAAAGAACAGAAGAAAGACGTAATAGATTCACAGGTGAGTCTATTATGCTAACTAAAGAAGAGGCTAAAAGACATGATTACATTTTCTTGCATGAAGTAACAGCAACTTTGCAAGATAAAGAAATGGGTCATGGTATGTCCCCGCATTGGGAACATATGCGAAAGCAATTAGATTGGTTTATGAAACACAATGCCAAAGCTTACATGGTCTTACTAGACTAACTCTCTCTGTGTAGGCGCTAACGCGCCTACACACAACACACACCTAATAGAGGTACCACAACCAATACTAGAAATTTTGCGCCCGCAAAAAGCAATACCCCTTTTATAAAAAGGGGTCCCACTACTCTAGGTTGTATTGCTTGATTTAGACAGTTAATGGTGCTAAATTCGTTTTAAACATCTATAATGATGCAAAAAAAATTTTAAAAAAATTTTATGGATATAAATCAAGTAGATATAAGTAAGCTACCTGCAGACGTAAGAAAAAAATTTAAACAGCTACAAGTCATGTATGCTGAAAAAAAAATTAGAAATTTAGCCAAAGATGATTTTTTATCTTTTGTAAAATGTGTGTGGCCCGAGTTTGTTGAAGGCGCGCACCATAGACATATTGCAAAAAAATTTAATGAACTTGCAGAAGGTAAAATAAATAGATTAATTGTAAACATGCCACCTAGACATACAAAGTCTGAGTTTGCATCTTTCTTGCTACCAGCATGGATGGTGGGCCGTAATCCAAAATTAAAAATTATTCAAGCAACGCACACAGGAGAACTTGCAATACGTTTTGGTCGTAAAGCTAAAACATTAATTGATTCTCCAGAATATGCAAAAATTTTTGAAACAACTTTACGTGAAGATAGTCAAGCCGCTGGGAGGTGGGA